ACTGATAATAAATATTATCAAATGAACAATAAATGATGAATTGACCGTTCTTCTGTTCCGTAAATAAATCGAGACAGACCTCGACCTTATTTCGAGTCAACATTTTCTCCTCGGATGTTAAGGGAGTTAAGCAACATAGGTTTTGAATCGAAACCGGTGATCGACAGGTTGCACATTTATAAGTTAGAATCGTATTTCGTAACACACATTTTGCACAGTACATATTATGACAGCAATTGATAATTGTGGGGTATTCACATGGTTCCAAACAAATGACACATTCATTTTCCTCTACTTTTCGCTGAATCATGCTGTATTTATTTTTGATGTTCCCATCCATTTCCGAAATTCGTTTGATTTCGGAAGACAAATAATGACCACTTGATGTAAATTCAATTCCGAGTGCCTGAAACAAATGGGGAATATGATGGGATCGAATATGAGGGTCACGATTTCGTACCAAATAAAAGCTCATTAACGAATTAAGAGTAATGTTTGGTCGGCAGAGAAGAGTATCCGTTTGAATGGGCGGCAATACGAGGCTATTCTGGATGGTTTCATTTGAATTTCGCAGAACAATGAATCCTCGATGTGCGTGAAAGAAGGGGAGATAGGATTTAAGAAAAGAAGAAACAAGTGTGCCCTCGTATTGTGGAGTCGAATCGAGCAGCCAACTTGCTAAATCAGGGTGTAAATTGACTCGATCTCGTAAAAAATACAGGTTGCTTTTTACAATCAGTGCATTTTTAAATAAGAGGGGGATCCAATTGGAGGTGATGAACCATAGAAATTGAAATTGAAGAGGGGGATCGGATGAATTTAAATAAATGGAGGAAGCTTCATCAATGAGTACCTGATCCCATTCTACATGATGCTCTTTTGCATACTCCTGTACATGACGATAGCACTTATTGGTTGTCAATACAAAATGACTCGTCCTCATTTTTTCGACTAGCTCCGTGCCCTTTAACACTCGTTTGGTTTCAATTGGTACATACGTAAGAGAGGTATGCTTCTTAATTTCATATTGCCATTGTCCAAATAAGCTATGCGGTACAATGATTAGATTTGCGGATGCTAGAGGGAGGGTTCGAATTTCATGGGAGAAAAAATAGGCGGATGAATGGGCAGTTAGCTCGGCAGTCATGGAAACCCGTGTATAGGATGCCAAATAGGCCAGAAGAGAGAGCGTCTTTCCTGATCCGATGGGATCTCCGATAATCCCTAATTTACCATTAATGGCCTGATTTCCTAGCAAGAATCCACGTGTCATTTTTTCTTTATACTGATGCATCCCTTGTATCATGGTTTCTTGATGAGGATAGAGTGGTGTGGTAATCAATGGGGAAATTGGTTTTACATGACCTTGAATCAGTGTATTCTGATATACATGATTCAATGTAACTAGTTTTTCATACTGGAACTCTTCGACCATGCTCGTAATGAGTAGTATTCCATTTCTATCTTTAGGTTTATAAGCTACGATAAAAGGCGAGAAGAGCAGGCTCGTTCACTAGATCCTCCAACCGATAAGGAGAATTGCGCATTTTAGCCTTATCCTTTCCTTTATAGGCAGCGTGTTCCTCTCGTAGATTTTGTTTATTCGCTGTATTATCTGTGTGACAGATCACCAGAATGGACTTCTTGGGATCCAATTGAATCATGGGATGTGTATAGTTCTCTAAAAAAGATCCCTCTTCTGCTTTGGTTACATGTTCGTCATACTGGTGTGTATCGGAATATCGTTTGCGCCATGCCATGGTTCCATTCGTTGCATAATTGGAGCCATAGGGTCCAATGGTGGTCACCTTCTTGGTATCCAAATAATACAGGTTCATTTCCGAAGAGCCCGCCAAATCAACGCGTGGATACTTGGCAAATTGTTGAACGATGATTTGAATTCGATCCGCGGGATAATAATCGTCGTCATCCATGGCAATGATGATGGCACCTTTTGCCTCCCGATTTAACAGGTTCCGCTTGGCACCAATTCGCATTTTTTCGTCACGATACAAATATCGAAGATTGGGTATGCCCGTATTCTGAAACAAGTCCTCTACTTTGTCTCGACCATCGTCCAAAATGATCCATTCCATCTTTTCCTTGGGATACGTCTGATTCTTATAAATCTGAAGTAAGGCAGGAATAAAGGTCCTACGATTATAGGTGGGTGTCACTACCGATACTTCAATCATTTGATATGATAGTCGGCCATTCTCTTTAAACTAGTGCCATTTGCACGGCTTTTACTGCTTTGGCGGCAGTCTCCGCGTTTTTCTCCTGAATAACAGGGGGAAGCGTCGTGGACTCAGGAAAGGAAACGGCCGATAGTTCATGGAGTTCATCCAGATACTTCTTGGCCTTATCATATTCTTCTTTAAACTGACCACCTTGTTCCGATAATTTCTTTGCAAAGGGAAAGGCATCATTCAGTGTTTGGTAATAGGTATCCATCACTTCTTTCAAGACATCCAGCTTTTTGGGTGTCTTTGGATAGGTAAAGGGATACAGGAAAAACCGAGCATACCAGGGTCTCTCTCGATTCATAAAAAGAGGCAGAAGGGCAAAGATGGGCGGCAGGATGCGCTGTTTGGGTCCATCCGTTATATTATTGAGATAATACCCGTAACCGGCTTTACACAGATAATAGAAGGATAGTATGCCTGTGGGAACCGTTGATAGGGTACATATGACGATGACTGCAACATAAAAGACAAAACGAATCGGCGCGGCGTACATGATTGATTCATTTGCAATGACCATGGATAGAATGATCACCAATACAGGATACCAAATTGCATTAATAATGATAAGAATGTAATTCCATACTTGTGTGAAAATACGCGAAATACTAAATTCTTTTTTATCTTCTGGATTATCGGCGGGCAAGGCATCTTTCCCTTTTGAAAGAAGACCAGAAAGACCCGATTTACTTGTATCGGTCGCCGTAGCAGGAGTATCTGTGGACAATGCCTCCACCGCATGCTCTTTGGCATATGCATTGGCTTCTGGATCATTCACCAACTCATCCACCGCCGTCTTGACACGATAGGTGACTTTATTTTTTAATTTGGTAAAGAGGGAGTCCGTGTTCGACATTCTATGACCACTATGGAATTTAATGACGCATCTTGATTCACATCTTACAAGGCATATTTCAATCCCCCCATGCCCGAGGCAATGCTTACCCAGTTTAGACTTTCCACATAGACATTAATATAATATTGATAAAAGGTATTGGCAGGAAGTGGATATACATTTAGATCCAACTGAAATACCTTAATGCGGCTGCTGTTGATGCTTCCATCGGGCTGGGTCGTCGGAGATTGTAAGGAAAACGGATACACCACGATTCCAGGATCGGGAATGCCCGTCAAGTATTTCCAAGGAACCACCTGAGTAAAGTAGGAAAAGGGTTTCTCCTCTTGTAACAAGTTACCATCTCCCAAAATGGCAAAGGTATTCAAAATCGATCGCTGACCATTGAGCACCAATCGCCCCGTAGTCGATGTAAGATTCACATTGGTATTCCATCCACCATTTGTGGGCAAGAACGGAGCCTTTGCCGCGTCGATCCAGTTTGTAAAATTGGCCGTCTGGTTTCGATAGAGAAGGGAATCGGATCGACGCGGCACCACAATGATTCGTTCAATCGGATTATGAGTATCAAGCTCCACAAATTGTCGAGAGGTAATGCTGTCAAAGGTATAGGATGTGATTTGGCGTACTAAGTATTGAAGCGGTTCCGAAGAAAATTGCGTTCGTTCATCATCTGTTAAATATACATACGTCAGCTGGATTTGAGGCTGAAGTTCCCACGTATTCAGTAACGGATTGGGGGTACCAACATCTGTTAAAAAATTATTAATGGTGACATCCGATACATTGGAAACCGCTGTATAATAGACATTCTGCGGTTGTAAGTCAACCGGAGACGGATGATATTCGTATCCAGGAGCCACTTGATAGCCGTTCTTGTCTAGAATGGTATAGAGTTGATTGATGGGTCGAAGCGTTAACTGAATTTCACACTCATGATATTGTAGGGCAATGAGTGGAAGAGATTCAAACGTAGATTCGGAAAACCAAAAGGGGAGAGGGACTTGAAGTCGTGTCCCTTGAATGGACGGCTGGTTGGTATTGGATGGAGTCGTTGTGGAACCGGTGGGGCCGTTGTTATTGTAGACCAACGGATAACCCGATCGCGTGGATCCGCCGGCATAGAGCCCATGTGCTGGATCATACAACTCAGGGACATTTCCTACCAACGTTTGCCATTTTTGAAAAGAGCGTGCATCCAAATCGGACTGCGCCTTGGCAATCATATAATTTCCATCAAATTCCTGAATTTTCTGACCACCAATAAAAATCGCTGCATTTTGAATGAGTTGACATCCAATGTAATTTGCCCATGCGAAATTGTATTGGGAATTTCTGGATGCTTGTGCTAAATCGATGTATTTGCAATAAATAGCAGGCAACTGAAAGGTAAAATAGAGATCGCGCACCAAATCCGCAATGCGTTGAAATTTAAATCGAATCTGAATGGGCTGATCGTAGGATAGATTCTGGGGACCATCCATGGCAAAGCTTACCGATTCTTCGGCAAAATGCGAGTATTTTTTATAGGCCTTGTAAAAATAAGTAAAATCCGGGTTGCCACTTAACAGCACATTTTGCGCCCCGTAGGCTACTAATGAAAAGAGACCACCACCAGGCATCACTAGTTTTGTATTAGTTAATCTATCGGTCCTTTAGACCTACAGATTGCTTAATAATTCGTTTCTTAACGAGAATCTGCCCACCATGTATCCGTAAGATACGGAGGCTGATCATTCATCTCAGATGATTCCATCTTCGACGAAGGTCCCTCGCTCATGAGTGCTTGAATCTCCGCATAGCACAGCGCATAACTGAAATAGTTAAGACGGCTCATCATTCCCTTCATGGCGCCAAATATGTCTAAGCCGGTCTCATCCAGTGAGGTTACAATGGCCTGCTTCATGCTGATGCGACGCTGGCTAAAACAGCAGATGTCCTGATAGTTCTGATAAGGGGCAAATCCATCAAACGATTTCTTCTTTGATAGGTTACCATTGATATAAATCTCCAACGCATGATCCTTGCAGACCACCACAACGTGCACCCACTTGGAAACAGGAAAGTTATCAACTTCGATATAATTATTCCATGTCTTATAGGTATTCATATAGACACGGAGTGTATTCGTATCGGAGCGCATATATACACCGGGTGCCATCAATGGAAATTGAGAGGAGTATCCCTTGTGGAAAATATGGAGTAATCCGAGTTCTTGACGAAAAGCAGAAGGATGAACATTCAAATAGAAGGAATAACTGAATTCTACGCCGGTTCGTTCGTCATTCGATAAATTAATGGGGATGGATCCAATTACGTTTGGATTTTGAGAAATAGTGATCGCCTTATCATCCATATTACAGGTATTTGCCAACAATACGGTTCGACTGATGTACAGCCGATTCATATACTTGTAAATCAATTCAACGAAGATAAGTACTAGATAAACGATAATGATAAGAACGAATGCAAGTACAATTTGCTCCACAATACCGGGCGTGCCTTGATTGGCCGGTTTGTTTCCAAAATTTAATAGACCTGCGTTCGATGCCATCTGTCTCCTTTTAATAAATTGTATTATTTATTTGGCTCATTTTGTTTTAGAGGAATCCGTGGATACCGAAATGGAAACACCAGGTGCAAAGAATGCCGAAAACCATCCTGAAAGGGTCGTAATTGGATTGGGTCCTGCCATATAATTCTTAAATACGGTATCGGGATTCAATGCTGCATCGTACATATTGGTATACGCAATTTGACCACCGAACCCACCATAATCTAAAAGTGACGCCTTGTACCCTGAATCTACCTTAAAATAGGATGGTAAGACACATGATCGTGATAACTTACCATCCAGATAGACATCTACTGTCTTTCCATTGACTGCTACCGTAAGATTCACCCAGCGCTGTAAATCGACCTCGGGAAGATCGCACATCGGATTTGAATCCAAAAGACCCGAGTCATTCTCTATTACATTATAGGTGACGTTCTGTGTTGCCGCAGAAAGAGATTCGCTGTTACCCTGACCCACACCATTGGTTACTGCGTTACCCTCCTTTGTGTGAAAACGAATGTTAAGTTTCGGCTTTCTGCCTCCCAAATAAATGCGAAAGGTATCAAAGTTGCGTCCACCTACGCTCATGATATGCTTACAGAATCCATTGCGATACGACCAATTGGTAATATAAATCCAGGTGGATACTGTAAATTCACCGCCTTCAAAGAGAGTCGGTATTTTATCGGAGGATACCGTGAGGGGGGAAGAAGGATCCGTATTGGCGGCTAGGGATGGGGTATCCGCGATCAGCGAATACATGTTCGATGTTTTGGGACCATACAAATATTGGTAAAGGTAATACAAGAGGAACAGTCCTGCAAACAAAATGAGGAACGGAATCAGTCGTGCGACGGGCGACGAACTGTTGTTGTTGGAACTCATGATTCTGTCAGATACACGGATATTCTGATAGGACTTTTTATCATTATGCATAGGGCGTACTCCACTGAGTTAATGAATTGGATGGAGGTTTCGTAACAGGATCACATGGTAAACCGGGAGGACATTGTGAAAATAACTTGATGCCAGGTAAACTGATATCAAATGGATGACTTTCTATTACCGTATTATTGGTATTAACGAAGGAAACACGTGCCCGTTCCGCTTCTGAAGGGCTAATTCGTTTTCCATTGACCAGTACATGAATAACGGAACCATCGAGCCCCTTATTTCCGACCATCAGTGGTCCACTGATCACGACCGGATAATTCTGTAATCGCTGGGAGGCGACAATCTCATTTTGATAAAGGACATCAAACCGACGTCCCTCTCGTAAAATAGCAATAAATACCCATTTTTGTTTCGGAATAGAGGGGAGTTCAATCATTTCATATTGCAAGGTTCCCATGTGATTGGTTTGGACTCGGAGACGTGCCGCGGATTCATCTTTTCCCATTGGAGCGGGTGAAATTTCCAGATACCAGTTATTTTCCACGTAGAGAAGAGGTGTAAATTGATTTTTATATTTATTGGTACGATCGCCACCCATTAGTTTAAAGAAACCCATAACGGATGATCCGTTTGTGCCGAGAATCAATTGCTGTGTAAGATCGGCGCTGGCGGCCGGTGCGGCTACATTGAGGGGGGTCATCACAGTAAGTACTTCATTGTTTCCTGGTCCCGAATAGATACCATAATAAATAATGTACGCGGTACATAATACCAATACAATTCCAAATAAGATCATCATTGTATCTTCCTATCTATGGATTTGATTTCCTCTGTTCACGGACACCATTATTTTGCCGTATACGTATTTACTTTATCGACTACACTTTGTACCTTACTTTGCACCTTACTTTGTAATGCATCGGCTTCACCCAATAGTGAATCAAATGCTTGTGACATGCATCCCGTTGAGGTGGTTGGCATCGAGGTAATGCCAAAATCACTTGGGCTGGCAAGTGCCGGCGTTGATTCACGAATTTCAGATGTAGTTAAAATACGTGACCACAGTTTCAAGTTACGAATTTTTGCAATGTTGGATTCAATGCCTGCCGCAGGATAAATATCACCCAATACTGCCTTGGGAGGGGACTGAAAGGCGCGAGTCTTATATAAATGACCATTGATGTACACTTCCAGCGCTTGCTCCATCACTACCATTCCAAGACGAAAGGGTTCTTGAACAGTGATATTGGATATAATCACATTTTCCATATTATTATCCTTATTCAACACGGATACAATCATATCATTTGTATCGGGCATTAATCCAACCGCCAGGTTATAGTTATCTAGGATGCCCAGCAATAAGTCGCCACTTGGAGTCGCTTTGATCATTGCTCCTCGGCTAAAGAGAAGGCGAGGATGCTGAGAAAATTGGAGAGGATTTACAATAAACATGTCCAAAATGATGGAATATCCAAAGGACATTCCTTGGATAGGTAGAACACTATTTGATAGCTCGGAAGATGTCCCCTTGTTCCAGAACAATACACCATCATCTCCGCCTGGTACGGGGATAATACCGGAACCGCCTGGATGCAGTTTAAAAATGGGGCGAATAAACCAGTGAACAAACAGTAAGATTACAAAAATGACAATGGCAATGGCAAATACATAGGCGAGTACACGTTTGATCGGACTGGCATTTGATGTATTGATGGACGTTGGATTTGATATTCCCATATTAAAAACACCCGTAGAGGTAAACCCATTGGATTTTGGTACAGTCGTGCTACGAGATAAATAGTTGCCGAAATTCATCTGCTCCTTCTTTTATTACGTATTTTCTTAATTTTTATTTACGATGTAAAATATGCCCCCCACAACCGATACCATCACGCCGGCCGTAATAAATCCTTTAATAAAGGAACGATAATCGACTTCATTCATGTCTTCTTTTGTCCAGACGGGTGATCGGTTTCGGTTTCCTACTTTTTCATAATAGGCGAGCACCTCTTCTAACGACCATTCGGGCTTTCCCAATTGTTTATTGACTTGATTGTGTATCTCAATCGTCCATTTAATTAGATCGGTGCGAGAATCGAGAAAGGTTGTAATAGGATGTTTTGTCAAGTGCTCTCGATAGTGCTCTCGGCACATCGGGCAAGGAATCAGATAGGCAAGTGATTCAAAAAATTCCTTTGCACATTTCTTATCAGTATAGGTGGGAGTCTTTGGATATCCGATGGCCACAATATGGATGGTGTGCCAGAAAAAAGGTCCCCATACACTCGGAGGAAACTGCATTCTAATTAGACTCGTGTGGATTTTAAATGTTTTTTCACCTGCTGATCTAAAGACTGAACGATCCTATTTAGTAAGAGTACTTATATAATAACATTATGTTACTACTAAACCGGATACATCACTGCACCAATTGTGGACAAAATGGCCATCTCTTTCGAAACTGTCTTTCTCCTGTAACCAGCTATGGTCTCATTGCCGTTCGCTATGGTGATGATGTTCATCAACAATCCGTTTATTCAAAATCAGTTACAGTGAACAATGGAAACGATTCCATTCAATTTCTTCTAATTCAGCGAAAAGATTCCCTCTCCTTTGTGGAATTCATTCGAGGAAAGTACAATCATCTGGATGAGGAGTACATTGGCAAGTTATTGGAGGGCATGACCCAGTCGGAGCAGGAGCTTCTTCGTACGAAAACGTTTAATGAATTGTGGTATGCCGTATGGGGGGAATCCTCCGCGGGTCGATCCCATCGAAATGAATATGAAGTTTCAGAGCGACGTTTTGCGATGATTCATGATCGGCTGGGCGAATGGATTGATCAGCATGTCTCGAAATGGACGGAGCCTGAATGGGGATTTCCAAAGGGTCGTCGTGCGCCATATGAGAATGACATTCATTGTGCCATTCGTGAATTTCAGGAAGAGACGGGACTGGAGTCAAATGATTTTTCACTTCTTCAAAATACAAACTGCATCTCCGAGACGTTCATTGGATCCAATCAAGTGCATTACTGTCATAAATACTACATCGCAGTATGTCATAAAACGATTGAAGTGGAGATGAATCGCGATAATTTCTATATGGCACGTGAAGTGGGTGGGATTCAATGGTTCACATTAGATGAAGCTATGATTAAGATTCGTCCGGATAATATAGAAAAACGTGAAATCCTGTTAAAGGCGGGTAAGATCATGAAGAACTTCCATCCGATTCATACCAATCAATAGACTAGCGTTTAAAATAAAATGAAAATGTCATGATCATAATAGTATGGAGAATAGTCTAGGCCTAAATTATGATCCATTTGGTAATAATGTGGAGCCTGCACAACATGCGGTTGCAAATGCCGCAAATCATGCTGCCAATGCAGTTGAATTAGCGGCATTGAATCGTGAAGTTGATGAAGTTGAACCAGATGACGAAGTTGAAGATGAAGATGAACCAGTTGAAGATGAACCAGATGAAGTTGATGAAGTTGAACCAGATGAACCAGATGAAGTTGATGAAGTTGAAGATGAACCAGTTGAAGATGAACCTGAAAATATGATGGAATTTAAAGAGCTTCTTGAACAACTATCAAAAGATGAAGTAGAGCGTATTTCACAGAATAATGGACTTAGTCCCGCAGAGCGTCGGCTTATTTTTGCAAGATTAGAAGAACTGGCAATAAAAAAGCCACCTTCCGTCGCGCGATCAAAAAAATATGTCATTCCATCCAATCCAGACTATGAGAATCTAACCAATGCGGAACTTCGATCATTACTTGATTTCGAGGAAACCAATGAAGACATTCGTCAAGCGGTAGAAAATGAATGGACAAGACGACAGGTTGTAAAGCCATTGTCTCCCATTATGGAAATCAATGAAAACAGCCTACCTCGAAAGCCGAGACAATCGATTCTCAATCGAACGAACAGCGTGCCTGCTCGTTCCATCCCCTCTATCAAAGAATCCGTGAATAATTCGATTATTCCCTCTGTCAAAGAAGGATCGCCGAATAATTCTGTAGCGCCCTCTATCAAAGAAGAATTGTTGAATAATTCGATTATTCCCCTTGTCAAAGAAGAATTGCTGAATAATTCCGTGGTGTCCCCTGTCAAAGAAGAATTGCCGAATAATTCTGTAGTGTCCTCTGTCAAAGAACCTGTGAATAATTCGATTATCCCCTCTATCAAAGAATCCATGAATAATTCTGTACCCCCTGTCAAAGAATCCATGAATAATTCGATTATTCCCTCTATCACAGAATTGCCGAATAATTCGGTAGTGCCTCCTGTCAAAGAATCCGTGAATGATTATGTATCCCCTGTCAAAGAAGAATCCGACAATGAAAGCATCTCGGCAGAAGAGATACAGGGACTAGACAATAGCGAACTGCAAACGCTTCTTGCAAGCAATAACGTTGATAACAAACTACGCCGTTCCTTACAGCAAGAACAAGTACGACGATCTAAGGAACGCGTGGAGGAATCCCCGCCGAATGCATTGATTGGTGTGGTAGACGAAGAACTCTTAGGAGTATGGGCTACTGAAACCGACCCAGCGGATCGTGACATCATTCTTGCTGAAATGCAACGACGCGATCTCTTTCCCTCGGACTTTATGAATCAATGGGAACAAGAAACCGGCGCTTACCCCGATGTCATCGATCCTGAATTTTTACAGAAACTCCTTTCCAAACGTGAATTTGCGGAGAGTTTACAAAGCACATGGAGACCTCGAGTCGATCCTTGCGATGATCAAAGCACCTTTGAAGTCACCCCCGTTCAGCGGTTCGTTGCCAATTTTATGTCCCCCAAGACACCCTACATGTCTGCCCTTCTCTTTCATGGTGTCGGTGTTGGTAAAACCTGTGCGGCGGTTCAAATCATTGAAGCCTGGCTGGAAGTCTATCCTCGCAACGAGATCTTTTTAATCGCCCCTCCCACCATTCAAAAAGGATTTCTTCGCACCATCTTTGACAGTAGCAAAGTCACCATTGGACAAGGGAGCGAACCCAATTCAGCGTCTCAGTGTACCGGTACAACCTACATGAAATTGACCAATATGCTCTATGAACGTGACATCGAGAAGATTACCAAGGCCGTCAATAAAATGATAAAGCGGCGCTACAAGATATTTGGCTACACTTCTTTTGCAAATTACATTCGTGATACACTCAAGGGCATTCCCGTGGATTGGGCGGATGATCGTAAACAACTCGAAATGAAGAAGATCATTCGTAAACATTTTAGCGGTCGACTCTTAATTGTGGATGAAGCTCATAATCTGCGTGATGTGGTGGAAGAAAGTCAAGAAGATAGCGCATACGCGGGTGGAAAAACAGAGAAAAGCGACTCAGAAGGTGGAAAGATGCTAACTCCTTATCTTGAATTTGTCTTACACTATGCGGAAGGCATGAAGTTCTGTGCACTCACGGCAACCCCTATGTACAATACCTACAAGGAGATCATCTTCATGCTTAATCTATTACTCATGAACGACAAGAAAGCAACCATTAAGGAATCCGATATCTTTGATAAACAAGGTACCATCCTTGAGAAGGGCGCCAAGCGCCTATCGTGGATTGCCAGTCGATATGTCAGTTTCATGCGCGGAGAAAACCCCATTTCTTTTCCCATTCGCTTGTTTCCCAACCAGATTCCCCGCTTTCCCGCAGAGTATCCAACGTTGAATCCAAGAGGCACGGCCATTCCACGAGAACAAATGGACTATTATTCCAAGTTACCATTGGTTCCCATTCCTCTACAGGGGGATCCCTTGCGCGCTACCCTTCTCTTCTCAAATTCTCTTTCCGCATCTAAAAAAGGTGGTCTAAGTCCATTTGAATTGGATAAGCTGATTCATGCGGGCAATATTGTGTTCCCTGCCATGCCCTCCACACAAGGCGATACCATGGAGGCATATCTTGCCCGCACCAATCGCGACTCCATCGGTCTTGTCTTTTCAAGACAATCAAGCGCCGGCGAACCACAATACAGGGCGAGAAACAACGACACGGCGTGGATGACTGCACCCCAGTTGGTTCAGTATAGCCCTAAGTTTGATTTCTTTGTGGAGCGCGCCAAGAGAGCGGAAGGTTGCATCTTTGCCTATACCCGTTTCGTAGAAGGTGGTGCCATTCCATTCGCACT